TTTTTTTTTTTTTTTTTTTTTTTTTTTTTTTTTTTTTTTTTTTTTATATTTTTATTTTTTTATTTATCTGTTTAATGCGATTTCTGAAGGTGGTCAATCTTTGACCATTGGCAAATTACCTAAAATAGTATCATATTCCTCGAGGATACCTCCAAAACGACATTTACTTTCATCATGAACATGAAGTTCATGTAACCTCTGCAAAGAAGGAAAACTATCAACGATCGTCTCAATTGGAATTGAGATTTTCTTTGAAAGCTCATTAAGCTTCTTAAACCGAGCTTTATCATTCATATAAACTTTATAAACAGCCATGGGACTAATCGTGGGATACTCCGACTTAATTCTGTCGAAGAAATACTTTGCATTATTATAGACCGCATAATTCATCCCAAGAGAATCCCAACCCATACCCTGAGCAGTCATCAGGTAATCGTGGGCCTCTTGATTATCGTTACACACCATACGAACCATCGTCTCATCAGTAGCTTTCACTGGTAAGACTGGTGCTAACCGCGGATCTAAGTTATTTCTAACAAAATAACGCTTTAAAAATTTCGGACCTTTCTTAATAAACTCGCCTTTGTAATGATCAAACTCAGAAATGAATGAGTCAAACTCTTCTCCTTCCCTAAGTTCCATATCAAAAAATTCTTCCAAAAAACGAGTCCAAGTATTCTTATTAAAATATCCTCGGAGGACAGAAGGCATCCCCCAAACATGATCGTCTCCGTAAACAATTATCATAATCAAACGCAACGCAATAAATCTATCAACATACGGCTTCAAATGCGGATATTTCATCACCGTATAAACTAAATAACAATAAAATGCTAAGCTTAATATCCAGCTATTACCAGGAGAAGTCTCCTTTCCGCCGGAATACATCAAACCGCGCATAAACCGCCAAAATCCACCGACATGAAGCACAACTTTATGAGCAATATTGTACGCAAGAATTTTAAATAATCGACGAACAAAACGAGCCTTCTTTCGAGTAAAAGAAGTCCACTTAAAATAACGTTGACCAGTCAAAATATATAGCATTAGCTGCCAATCTTTGATATGCTTATCCAAATTTTTAATATCTCCTGTAACATAAAACATATCATCAGCATCATAACGCATAAATTTTGCTAGCTCAAATGCACCGCCATAGATAAACTTCATTCCAATTCGTATCATATTTCCACGTTCTATAAACATTCTCTTATTCATTAACAAATGAGACAGAAAAATACCTAACATTCCAGCAATAAAAAAAGATCTACATTTTGTCATCATTTTCCTAAGCTCATCAACATTCTTATTATGACCTATTCGCCATTCTTGTTTCAGCTTTATAACACAAAGGAACTCAAATATAGGATTACCACCTCTAAGAAGCTGAACCATATACTTGTGAAACTGGCGTGCAGCAGGTTCAAACAGAT